CATATCGTCAATAACCGTAGTTCTTACCTCTTTGGTAACTAACTCTATCTCATCTACGATGAAAAGAGACCCCTTATTACCACGTTTACTGTCTGCTTTCTGCGATTGTGCTAAATTACTAGCTACAACCTCTGATTCATTAAAGGCAAATCGAATATATTCTTTACCGAACGTCCCTCTCTTCTGTACACCAGCGTTTGGTTGGACATAATGGTCCATTAAGTAGTCACAACGCTTTAAACACTTCCATATATCGTCCATAATGAACAATTGTGCCTGTGTAGGAGCAAATATTACTGCTCTGGTAGCCTGTTCTCTGCACATCTTCCATAAAATATAGGCACTGAGTACTGCACTCTTACCTATCTTACGAGGTTCAATGAATAAATTTACTTCCCTCGATTCAAAAATAGCCGCTGCCTCACTCTGCCAAGGTGCAGGATACATAGGTTTGCGGTTGTCTAGTCTCACATAAGCTACACAGAAAAGGTCAAAATCAGTTAAAATACGCCTGTGAAACTCCTCATCTGTTGAAGATGACTCCGCAACATATACGAACCTCTTAAATATCTCGTAATTGTGAGTAAATCGTATGTCTGTAGCGGAATCTTCCTCTAATGTCTTTTTGGCTTCTACGAGAACTGTAGCCAAATCGTACATCTATGCTTCTTTTGCTAAATCTCTTATGAGCTTTTTAACAGTGCCCTGAGCTTTCTTTTCCGTGTGGTCAAATTGGCTTAGGATAACTTGTACTAAAATTTCATTCTTCAAGTGCTTCTCAGCCTCTGAAGATAGAGCTTCTCGCATTTTGGGCGTTAGATTCTTTTCAATAAGTTCCAATATCTCTGCTTCGTGCTTACTTAAAAGCTTAGACGCATAAACATCTACGAACATCTTGAAAGCAGGAACTTTGTAGTAAGCTACAGCCCCTGCACCAACGACTACCAAAAGAAGACCTATAAGTACTGGCGAACCTATAAGAACATCAAGGATACCCTCTAGCATACCTTCAGAATCACTGCCTGAAGTTACGTTTCCTGTCTCATTAGTTGCAGTCATATTGCTATCTGCTGTTGTATTATTTGTCATTTTCTTCTACCTCTATGTCTATTATTTCTGGTTGCTTCTTCCACGTTACGTCTAAGTCACCATCTTCGCCCTTAAGCTCCTTTAGAAGGTCTCTAGCTGCTCCAATGCTATCTTGTACTATTGTGGTATTGCGTGCACGTTGTAAGTAATTGAGTACGTACTCATTCATTTTTCGCATACGTTCGTTAGTCTTTTCAAAATTAAGAAGTTCGTCTATGCTCTTATCGTACGACCAAGAATCATAACGTTCTAACTGCATTAACATTGCTGCAACGCGGCTGGTCTCGATAATGTTCAAAGATAAACCAGGGTCCTGGTCAAGTTCGCATAAGTAAAACTTATAGCGGTTATAATCTTCAGGTACCTGTTTGATTTTTTCAACTAACGACAATGGATTATCCATCGTAAGTGCGTTAACTATTTTATATTTCTTCAAACCGTGCTCTTTGTTAGACATAGCTAGTCTATATATATATTTGGAACTATATAAGTCTATTGGTATATGTCCTATAATATCTCTCTTATATGTTTATTATCTATACAAAAAGGGTTTTAAAATTTTTACTCGGCTCTGAAGTCACTTAGCAAGACGCTGAGCACAACCAAGAGGACCGATGACTCAATTTCAAATATGATTTTTAATGATTTTTCATTTAAATACTATCTTCTAACTCAATGAATAGTCTATCGTCGATTCTAAGCATAGGCCAAAGATATAAATAGAATGCCGTATATCCTGAATTGTCGCAAATGGGTTGGTTCAATCATAAAAAATGAGCTGAAGTAATAGGCTCTATCCAACGACAGACGCCCCACGACTAACAAACAAAATCTAAATGACGATTGAGTTTAGCGACACAGTTAAAGGAGGTCAAAAAGTGGTAAACAAAGCTAAGACACCAGCCGAGCTAGTGCTTGAAGAGTTATCTTCTCTTAAGAAGATAGTTACTGATGGCAATAGACAGGTTAAGCTCAGTATAGACAATATGTGTGAACATATTATATCTGCAATTGAGAGAAATATGGAAGCTAATTTAGGCAGAAGTATAGCTATCAATTCAGGTAAGCCTAACAGAGCAAAACCTAAAGGTAAGGACAAGCCTAAGACAGCTCTCCCTTGGGAGAGTGTGGAACCCGGTACTTGCAGTGGATGTAAGAAAGAGTTCCAAAGATGGACTTCTATAGAGAAGCATCACCTTGGGTCTAAGAAAGCACCTAAAGGGTGCTGTCCTGTGACTAAGAAACCAGCTAAAGCTGTAAAGCTGTAAGCTGACTATTAGTCCCTAGCGAAAGAGAGCCGTATCTGAGCATCTCAGAAGTTATGCGATAGAACCGAAAACTTTTGAGCAACTGCAAAGTTGGTGAGAGAAGCTAAACTCTCAGATGGAAATCTAAAAAAAGCCTCCCCTTAGGGGGAGCATCCGCCTATAGACTAATGCTCCGGCATAGTCGGGAAGGAAAAAATATGAAGAAAACATATAAAATCACAACTTTAGGAAAATTGGTTCTAAAAGATGAATCAAGAATAATAGAGTTAGTGAAAGCAAGAGAAAGCGAATACCCTGATTTAAGGGAATTTGAGCTCATCCAGAAATGGAAGAGAGATGACAGACTCGAAGAGTCAGATAGAGAGGCTGGTCTATGAAAACACACGTAAAACATCATTTATCAAAATATAAAGGATATCCTGATTTTGGTATATGTGGCCATAAAGGAGCTAAGAAATTTAGTTATCTAGTAGAAGAAGTCGACTGTATGAATTGCAGACGGGAGTTAACTAAATATGTGCCGTGGAAACAAGAAAGTGTTGCTCAAGGTAGAGAAGAAACCAATGATATGGGACACATACATTTTCCATTCAACGTGAGAGTGAGAGAATGATAAGACGAGTATGGGACAGGATGGTATATCTTAGTGGCGATGAGGATGCTGATGATGCAATCTTCGGTGTTCATACTTGCCCAAGATGTAATGTTGATTGTTGGTGGGACCAAGACCACTTCTGCAAAGAAGGCAATTGGAGAAGAGAACGATGCACTAAATGTAATACTTGGAATCATATAGGTATTATGTGTAGTAAATGCAAAGATGGAAATGTGAGAGTGAGAGAATGAAGTGGTGGTGGAAAAAACCAGAGAAGCTTTACTACCACACTGAATGGACTGACTCAAATCTAGAGGACATCAAAGTAAAACTTGATGCAGTGCGAGAAAAAATGCGCAAACTCATAGAAGAGCACGACGCTTCAGGGGGTGAGGACTAAGGCCTTGCCCTGCCGGGCCTCCTTTAATTGTTTTGATTTTACTTATTATTTTTATCCATAACAAGCACGTCTATCCCGCATCCCGCACTCTGGAACTCGAACGTCGTATACGTATCCCGCGACGAACAATACGAAACGTGACGCGATAACGAACGCAATCGGAACGTATTCGAAACGTTAACACGTCATTGCGATGTGTGTGAGAGCTAAGCACAAATTAAGCACAAAAAAGAAGAGGGGAAAGCTTTATTAAGACAGCTGTTTTTAGCACAAATAATGGCAAGTGAAGAATTTGTTCAGGCTCTTATGTCCCTCGTAAAGAAACATATGAGTGTGTCAGCAGTATCGTCTACGACGGTCAACAAAGATACGTTACTCGACGTATGTAGAGTGGATGACTCGAATCACGAAACGTTCGAATACGTATGTGATTCCATCCTCGATGGCAAGGCAGTTCGTAATATATCGAATCCAGAACACGACGATTACGTTACGGGTAGTGCGAAGAATTGGGTCGCCAACGCTGGGGGACTCGAGAAGTTCAAGGCACTCGTTCACGAAGAACGACATACTGCCGAATACAACAACGTATACATCGACGAGAAATTCGGCGATAACTACGCCCCGTTCACTACCGAAACGGTAGATGTCCCCTTGATGGCATCGAATTACTTCGAGAGTCGTCGAGGTTCATCATCCGCATTTGTCACAAACGTATTCCTCGTAGAGTCTGGTCGCTTCGAGGAACACCAATTCGGCATATGTGTAAACGGAAACGGTCGTAGATACGTAGTCGGTGACTTTGGCAAGGGAAAAGTCAAGGCTTTCCGTGAACATACGGGAATGTATCGTAAAATCGACAAGGCCACAAAGGGCAATAGGATAAAATTGTCCGACAGTGAGGTCATAAACGTATACACACCGTAAACGCTGACCTGAATCGACCTGAACACGTCGTTAAACTGTTCGTATGATGCAAGAAAACACACCTGTTCTGAACAGGGGGAGAAGCAAACGTGCGTAAATGTTCGCACACCTACGTATTAGTCGTACGTAGGCTCCCCCGACGTGAACGTGCGTGTGCGTGTTCCACTATCTTTTATCCGTACGCACGTACCATCACGCGCCCGTACGTGTCGAACTTTTCCGTACGTACGAACATTGTACGAACGTCGAAGACAGCCTCTCTCTCATACGTTCGTGCACGTACGTTAGTGCTGGGGTTCAGATGTTCTTGTATGTACGCACGTCTGTCCAACTACTTAGTCAGAATTGGTGTTGTTGCTGTACGTACATACGTATGTAATATATATGTACATATATGAACGTATACGAACATAGGAGAGAGGGGGGGATAAACATAAGTTTACAAATCTAATACATATATGTATATATATAGTACGTATAAGTATGTCCTCATATA